GGCGGTTGAACATTTTGCGAGCGTCGTCTCCACCCCCCGGATAGTAGAACACCCGACACCGCCGACCGCTGATGGTCGTGATGTATCCCGCCTCCCGGGCATCCCGTTCTGCTCTTTTCGCCGTCATCTTCATGAACGGCATCATGCTGTTATACTCTTCAAGAAGCTTCTTGCCCTGCCGCCCGGGCGCCAGATACTCGATCGTCCGCCCATCATCGTTGACAAAGCTGTCCGGGTGCGCCGGCAGACCCAGGGCCAGACAGAGACTTCCGCCTCCCTGACCGTATAGCTGAGCCAGATTCAGGATCTTGGCGTGCTTTCTGGGAACTTCCATCAGGTTGGCAACCTCCTGGTGGAGATCAAACCATGGGTCGTCGATGAACCGCTGGGCCATCCGCTTGGCCGAGTTGAACCCCGCCTCAACCGCCCAATGAACGGCGAGCCGCGGCTCCTGGGAGGCATAGTCGGCGCTGGCCAGATACTCACCCTCGTCTGCGTCGATGAGGCCACGGATCTGCTCGGCCACGTTTTCATCACGAGCAGGGATTTGCTGAAGGTTGGGATCCTGGGAGCTGAAGCGACCACTGACGGTGCCGCCATCGTCACTCTTCAACTGGTTGAACTGAGCATGGAGCCGCCCCTTGTGGTGATGGTCCAGCACCAGTCGTTCAATGAAGGTCACTCTTTGTCGATTCTTGCGCCGCAAATCCAGGATGGCCCGGGCGACCTCTCCCCCCTTGTTCTCGTGGTTGCCCAGGAACTCCAGGAAGCCGGCCGTCAAGCCCTCCTTCTTGCGCTTGGGGGTGACTGGAAATCCCGTAACTCCCTCGGCCTTCAGAGCCCGGATCTGCATTTCAATGTCCCAGGCGGTCATGCCGAATCCGGTCAGATGCTTGATCGCCCGGGCGGCGTCCCGCTCCTGCACCAGGATTTCCTCCCGCAGGATCTCGGCGCGCGGCACGTTGACCGCGACCCCGTGCCGGCGCATCTGCATGAGCATCGGCACCAGATCCATCTCCATGCGGTAGACCTCGGTCAGCCCCTCGGCCGCGATCTTCGGCATGTAGAACTTGTGCAGATTCCAGGTGGCCACTCCGTCCTGGATGGCGTAGGGGCCGACGGCGAAGGATGGCATTTCGGCCATCAAGCCCTTCGGGTTGCCCTTGATCCCTGCTCGCTTCGCCCACTCGTAGAGCAGGCTTTCGTCCTTGCCCTCGCCGAGCTCGGTCTTCGCCAGGGCGTCCAGGCTGTAGGAGAAGCGGTGCTCATTCAGCAGGGGGGCGCTCACCTGAACGTCGTGGATACGGCCCGCTGGCTCCACGCCCAGCCACCCCAGATCGTAGGTCGCGTTCGCGAAGCACCACTCCAGGTCCTCCCTGCGAAGCTGAGCCCGCAGCCATCGCATGAACTTCCCGATATTCCCCTGCCAGTTCCCGGCAGCGTGGCGAAGAGGGAAGTAGTGGGAGTATTCAATCTGCTCCAGCCCCCAGACCAAGGCGACTCCGCAGATATATCCGTTGTCAAAGGCCCATCCCGGCCCCTTGTCTCTCAGCCCGGGATCGTGGGTCTCCAAGTCTAGCGCCACCAGATTGCCAGCAGGAATCTCCGGCAACTCAGGTCCAGGGGGGATCCAGTCCATGACTTCTATCTCCGGGAACATCACATCTTCTCACTTGTTGGCGAGAATCCAGCTCGACGAAGAATAGCCGCCAGTTCGTCGCCTAGTTGAATCCCGCTGCGGAACTGAGTTGCCATGTTCTCCTTGAACCACCGCAACTCTTCGGTTCGCCTCATTCGGCTCTTGATGGTCGCCTTGCTGATCTCACCCCCCTTGGTCCGGCTGACAAATCGCCGAAGGGCCTCTGTCGATTGGTGCATGAGCAAGAACTCTGCCTGAGACATAGAGTAGAATCCGAGCTCTCCCAGCCGGCCGAGGGCCACGCGCAGAACAGGAAAGTCTCGCTTCCAGTTTATGGGCGTTGAACCATAGGCGGTCATGGCGCGGGCGACCTATCTGAGACGGGCTGCGGGGCCGCCATGGTGCCAGGGTAGCGGCACCATGGCAAGGGGGCTCTCAGAGCCTCGTTTTAGGTCTCCGAACGGGCCTCTGGCGGCGGGGTGGTGGTGGCGTAGTTATGCAGTCGCTCCAGCGCCTGCCTCGCGATCTCCAGGTAGGCGGTGTTGTCGCACTCGTGGTAGGCGTGGATCATGGTCAGAACCAGCGCCTCGTCGCCGTGGATGTTGTTCTCCCGCAGATAGCTCACGAGGTCAATGGTCACGCCGTCCTCGTTGACGGTCTCCTCCAGCTTCTGCATGAAGTGGAGGGCCTTCTCGAGATCCAGCGCGCCCCCCTTGTCCTGCCAGCGGAAGACATACTTGGTGATCTGGCCGGTCAGATAGCGGTAGCCGTTGGAGACCACGAAGTCCCAATGCTGGATCCTCCGCTTCTTGTAGTGATCGCCGCCGGGCTGTCGGGCGTTGGCGTCCGGGACGTCAGGGCCGGTGAAAAACTCTCGCGCTTCGTCGATCATGCTCATCATTCCTTCGTTGAAGTTGGGCGGGGCCTCCAGCAGCATCTGGATCCAGTCCAGCGCCGCCTTCTGGCTGCCGAAGTCCGTGCAGTTCCCGGACATCAGATCTCGGTAGCAGGTGTCCATCGTCAGATAGGTGTTCGGCAGGCCGTAGTGCTTGGCCAGATCCCTGAGCCAGTTCGCGGCGTGGGCCTGCGCGGACTTATCCGCGACCCCCAGGTCCAGCTGATTGAGGACCGCCCGCCGACCAGCGGTGACCTCCAGGGCGTTGCCCGGTTGACCGGCCTTCATAGGATCAGCCCCGCTTCACGTGCGAACTGGAACAGCGGAGGGGGGACGACCTCCTCCGCCTCGGTGAGATAGTTGGACACCCGCAGCAAGACCTCGGTGAAGTTCCCGTTGCCGAGGGTCGCCTCTCGCTGGGAGTAGAGCCCGGCCTCGATCAGGTCGGCCCATTTCAGCCAGGGCTGGAGGTGGAAGGGCAGCGACTCCTCGTGTCGGATGCCGATCACGCCAGCGACGTGGACCTCGAAGTCCCTGTGCGCCTGGGTGCGCCCCGGACGGGGCATGTCGCCGATGTGCTTCTCGGCGAGGTCGTGCTCCAGCGCGCACTTGAGCAGGAGCAGCTGATCGGCGTGGGGTCCGTCGAACAGCCGGCTGATCATCATGGCAACCCCCCAGGAGTGCCCGGCCAGATTCTGCGGCCTGTTGCACGCGAAGGTGTGCCAGCGACTGACATCATTGCCGTTCTTGATCAGCTCAGGTAGAGTGTCGGCCATCAGCGCTTCTTCCCCTCCCACCACATGCGGGCCGCCGCGAACCAGTCGCAGTCCAGATAGTCCTTCAGGCAGTCAGCGCTCTTCTCCCGCCAGGACTGGAGCATCGGCAGCACGACCAGATTGATGTATTGGTTCGGCCCATTCGGGGGGATTGCTCCCTCGGCCAGACGCAGGAACATCTGGTCTAGGGCGAACGGAAGTTCGTGGGTATCCAGCGGTGCGATGCTGGGATAGACGGGCATCTCGCGGAGGAATGGGTTGACCCACTTCTCGTCGTCAATGCTCTCGATGCCGCGGAAGATTCGGCCGGGGCCGAACTCGGTGTAGGCGTGGAGGTTCGTGCTGATCTGGTGGAGCTGGCCGATCTTCCTGCCGAGCATCCGGGCCATGTATTCCTGGAGGAAGCTGAACTGCACGATGTTCGCCCCCAACAGTCCCCAGAACATATCGTTGCTGCGGTTGACGACCGTCAGGTCCAGGAACTCCCCCCGCCGTATCCGGGGAATCACCATGACGTTGCAGGGGATATCGCGGCTGCTGATGCCGAGATCGCGGGCCTCCACCCAGATGGAGATCACCACCCGGCGGCTGGACGGATCCTCGCCCAGCAGCTTGATGGCGTGCCTGAGCTGATTGCCGATCCGCGTTCCGTAGTGCGCCCGCAGATGCACCCCGTCGTCGCTGTAGTTGAGGAACCGCGGCACGATGTCGGCCAGCGGCTTGACCTTGTCCACCACGCTGAGGATGGACAGGCCATCCAGTAGGTTGAGGAAGGGATTCGCCCTGCGTTTGGGACAGAGCAGAACTCGCTCCATCGGGAACATGGTGGTGACGGTGACCGGATCCGGGTAGACCAGCACCGGGCCGTTCCGGCTGTCCTCCCTGTCGCCCTGCTCGAGGAGATCCTCGGGCAGTTCCATCAAGGCGTAGTTCACGTTCCTGTAGTAGTGGTGCATCGCTGGGCTCTCCTTGGCGCCCGCCCTAGTATAGCACGGCAGGCCGTGATGGACTAGCCCGCAGCGAAAAAGCTCTCCATCGCCGCCTTGCCCTGAGCGGTGAACGAGATGCTGGACCGGCCCTTCGTATCCCCCCTGCCCTCGGCCAACTCCAGGAAGATCTTGGCCGCCCTCTTGCAGTCGAACAGAGGCAGGATCTCGCGAGCCTTCGGCATCCAGTCCGACCAATCCTGGGTCACCACGCTGTCGATCGCCTTGGCTTGGGCCTTCGGTCCTTCCTCGGTGGCCGGCAACGGGACATAGTGAATCCACGGTCGCAGGGGGGATGTCGGGTCGCCCCAGTCACGCATGATCGGCACGGCGCCACAGATCAGGGCGTCGATCACCACCCGGTTGAAATGAGCTCCATACTGGACATAGGTGTTGGACCACGAAGGGTCAATCAACGCCACGCGATTGCGCAGCATCGTATCGCGGGTG